GACAGTATAATTTTTTCCTTGTTTATCCAAGTATTTTTGGTTAACGGAATCGTACGCACGTTCTCTTACATTAACTTTACTAACAAACGTAGGATCGCTAAGTCTTTCTTTGTCCATTTCAATATTTGTAATATACAGCGCAATTCTCGGAACAGACGGTAACTTGTTTTCTGAATTTTCTTTTATTATACTTGCTACCTGTCTAGTCATGTCTCCGTACATAACTGGAACTTGTATTAATGTACCATCGCCAGTTTTATAATAGAAGTTACTTAACATTCTTACCATTTGTGTTAAGTATCTTCTAATTTGTCCGTCGTAAAACCACTGCATGTATAATCTCCTGTATTCTTAACAATTAATTGTCTGCTTTAGGGCGCAACGCTTTGCTAAGACTTTGGCGTTCTGGAACTTGTTCTCCTGCAATTGTATTAGTTGCAGTATTATTGATAAACGAAGTTTTTTGGGTTAGTCTATCGTTGGTATTGGTTAGAGTCATTCTTACGTTATCGCGAACCTTGGTCCATTTTTTACCATCAAAAATAAACAACCTATTTGGAAAAAAATCTGTTCGTAAAAAGAAATCACCTCTATCATTGTTTAGAGGAAAACTTGTACCAGATCCATAAGGAGCGCCGTTAGGCGCTTCGTCTGATCCTAAAAGATAACCTTTGTAACCTTCTTTAACTGGTCTCGACATAAGTGTATCTGCAATTTTTGAAGTGTCACCTGCTCTAATTTTTGATGTGTCTACTGTAGTAATTGCAACAGAACCGTCGTCGTTGTAGGCTATATTATAAAAATGTGTAATATCGTATCCTGATTTTAATGCATCTATTTCTGCTTGCTGAACAATCGCATTGTTAATTTGTAAATCAAGATTGTATGTTGACATCAGATCGTTTAGCGTCGTTCCGCCACCTTGGCCTTCTGTAAAATCACTGTTGGCATCTGCAGGCTGATCGAGAATATCTTTAAATTCTTGACCTCCATATATTTGTTTTAATTTTAATCTATACAAATGAGGCCACCATGTTTGACTGAATCCCTCGGCCGCTCGGTTAACATCTTCTACTACATAAAAACGTTTTAGAGCAATACTCAAATCATTTAATGCATATTCATCTTTTAAGTGTGGCAATTCTATAACATCGCCTGATATTATTTTTCTACCAACAGCAGTTACAGAATCTCTGATATGAACTGTTAAAAACAATATATCATTACTTAAAAATAAACCAAATTGACTTAAGTTAAAATCAATATCTTGGACGTTATAAACTCCTCGTATTTTGTAAATATCTTTGTCGTATTTTCTGTCTCTATTTTCTAAAAACAAAAGATCTTGGATATTTAGTGGATTTAATTCGTCATATGTTGGTCTGTCAGGGGCACTTTCGCCTGATTCAGGAGAAGCTGCTCCAAGATACTTGTGTAAAAATATTTCAGTACCGCCAACAGTAAACATTTCAGATATACGTCTATCTAAAAATTCGTAATCATTACCGCGTTCAGGTTTATATAGAGATAAGCGAGGAATTGTATTTCTCCTAAGTATACAAACTATTTATCCATGCATAAATATAAAAAAGGAGTAGACATGACTACACTTACTGATCAAGAACAACAAATATATGATTACGTTTACGCAATGCTCGGCGGCGGCATGGTTGATGTAGAGCTAGACCCTATACACTTTCGAACTGGTTTAGAAAGGGCGTTAAACAGATTTAGACAAAAAAGCCCTAACAGTGTTGAAGAATCATACATTTTTATTGATCTAATAAAGGATCAAAATGAATACACTCTTCCTCAGGAAGTGATCACAGTCAGACAACTCTTTAGAAGAAGTATTGGTTCAAGAACCGGCGGCGGCGATGGCGGCTCATTGTTTGAACCATTTAACTTAGCATACACCAACACTTACTTGTTAGCAGGTTCTCGAATGGGAGGACTTGCTACATACGATTTCTTCTCACAACATCAAGAAATGGTAGGTCGTATGTTTGGTAGTTTTATAGAATTTAAGTGGAATAGTGTCAGTAAAAAAATAACCATACTGCAACGTCCTCGCGCCGAAGAAGGTGTCTTAGCATGGGTATACAATCACAGACCCGACTTTCAACTATACGAAGATTATCAAGCAAAACAATGGTTGAGAGATTATACACTTGCAAATTGTAAATTAATGCTAGGAGAAGCAAGAGAAAAGTTCCAAAGTGTTCCAGGACCCCAAGGAGGATCTTCGCTAAACGGAACACAGCTTAAGACAGAAGCCAAAGCAGAAATAGAATTTTTAGATAAAGAGCTTGAGTTAAGTGTTGCAGGCGGCACCGGCTACACATTTGTAATCGGTTAATGCGGTTGACATCCTGAGACTTTTAATGTATTTTAAAAGAAAAAGGATAATACATGTCTCTTCCAAAACTATTAATTATCGGTCATGGTCGTCATGGCAAAGATACTGTTTGCGAAATTCTTAAAGAAAAGTACAATTATACGTTTAGATCGAGCAGCGATTTCTGTGCAGAACACTTAATTTTTCCATTACTCAAAGACACATACAATTATTCTTCTGTTGAAGAATGTTTTAACGATAGACACAATCATAGAGACGAATGGTACAACATAATTCACAATTACTGTAAAACTGATAATACAAAATTAGGAAAAGAAATTTTTAAAGAAAATGATATATACTGTGGGTTAAGAAACAAAGCAGAATTTCATGCTATGCGAAACACACATATTTTTGATTATTCTATTTGGGTTGATCGCAGTGATCATCTACCACTAGAAGACAAAAAAAGTATGACACTAGAAATTTGGATGGCGGATTACGTGATAGATAACAACGGATCTTTGGCAGATTTAAAAAGAAATACAGAACAATTAATGGATACTTTAATTAAATAATCTGTTGCTAAAACCATTATTTTCTAGGGTTGTTCATAAATATTATTAAGAAATTATTCTATAGGAGAAAATAATGGCATTAGTATCACCAGGAGTCCAAGTAAGCGTTATTGACGAGAGTTTTTACACTCCGGGCGCAGCTGGAACGGTACCAATGATTTTTGTTGCAACTGCTAGTAACAAAATTAATGGTTCGCAAACAGGTATAGCAGACGGAACACTAAAAGCAAACGTGGGTAAACCATTCTTAATTACTAGCCAAAGAGAGCTAGTGGAGAGATTTGGCGAGCCTCTATTCTATTCTGATTCAAATGGTAACATGATTCACGGAAGTGAACTTAACGAATATGGATTACAAACTGCATACTCTGCACTTGGTGTTTCTAACAGAGTGTATGTTACACGCGCAGACGTTGATTTAGCATCATTAGCTCCTTCTGCAACTCCTCCAGGAGGACAGCCTGAAAACGGAACATACTGGTTTAACAATGCAGTTACTAACTTTGGTGTACTTGAGTGGAACGGATCTGCTTCTCGCTCAGCAGGCGGCCAAAGCTTTAGTGCAATATCTCCTATAGTAATCACAGAAATGTCAGACACCGAAGGTGTAGAACCATATGCACCTGCGTTGACTGTTGGAACTACTGGAAATTATGCAATTGTTGCAGTATCAAACCTAATTCGTTTATGGTATAGAAATCTTAACGGAACTTGGGTAGAAGTTGGATCAGGAGAATGGAAAGCAAGTTGGCCTACTATTGTCACAACAAAAAAAGCAACTCCTCTAGTTGTAGGACAAACTATAATTATTGATGGAGAAACTGTTACACTTGCTGGCGGAACCGACATGGTAGCTCTTGCATCAAGCATTGAATCTGCTAATATTAGCGGAGTTACTGCACAAGCAACAGCAAACACTATAAGCATTTATACATCGAACGACTCGATAGCTATTTCTGCAGGAACAGGAACATTGCTAGCTGATGTAAATCTTGAAGCAAAAACTTATTATGCACCATCAGCAGCAATTGACCCGCACACTATTGTTCCTAAGTTTAAAATTTCAGATGCAAATCCTAGACCAACTGGATCAATTTGGCTTAAAACTACAGAACCTAACGGTGGTGCAAAATTCAGAGTCAATGTATACAATGGTGATACACAGCTATGGGAAACAGTATTTTCACCAGTATATAAATCAAATCATGAAGCAATATATTCATTAGATAAAACAGGCGGAACTAGACTATCCGCAGGTGACATCTACATTAAAGCAAACGTAGACGAAACTACACAGCAGTTGGTAAATTACAGAATTTACAGAAGAAATGCATCTGGCGAAACTGTAACTACAAGTGAAAAAATTACAAATCAAACAGCTTCAATAACTGTAGAAAATGATATAGCTAGATTTAATATTCAAGAAACTAGAGAAAATAGTGCTCTGCTATCTGATCCTGTTACTATTTCAGTAGCTCTTAATAAAAACTTAACTGATGCACAAGCAATTGCTTCTGCAATTAACAGCAATTCAGAATTAATACATGTGGTGGCATCAGTTACTTCAACAAATCGTTTAGTCATAAAGCACAAACTAGGCGGCGATATAAGAATTGCAGATACAAATGGTTTACTAAGCGCAATTGGCATAAGAGATACTGTTGCTGAAAATGTTTATGCTGCACCTATTGGCGATATAAACAACACCTATGTTGTATCTCTTTGGGCGCCATTGGTGTACGAAGTTAACGATACTGCTCCTCTGTCATTGACAACTGATGGAGAAATATGGTATAGTAGCGTAGTAGACGAAGTAGATATACTTGTAAAGCAAGGAGATTCGTGGGTAGGGTACGCAAACGCTTACGAAGGAACTAACACCTCAGGTCCATTTGTAAGTGCTTCTCAACCTACAGGAGAAGTAAACGACAACGACTTGTGGATAGATACATCAGATCTCGAAAATTATCCAATAATCTACAAATACAATTCATCTCTCGAAAGATGGATACTCGTTGATAAAACAGATCAAACTACAGAAAATGGTATTATCTTTGCAGATGCACGTTGGGCAGCAAATGGTCAAGATACTGAAGCAGCTACTATTGAAGAACTTCTTTTAAGTGACTACGTTGATCCAGATGCACCAGATCCTGCGCTTTACCCAGAAGGCATGATGTTGTGGAACCTACGCCGTAGCGGGTTTAACGTTAAGAAATTTGTAAGAAATTACGTAAACACAGATGAGCTTAACAAGCGTTTTGGAGATCAAAGCACAGCCAATTACTATCCACACCGTTGGGTCACTGAATCAGGAAACAACCAAGACGGCTCAGGAACTTTTGGAAGACATGCACAAAGAAAAGTAGTTGTTCAGGCATTGCAAGCAATGGTAGCTTCTGGACAGGAAATTCGTGACGAAGAAGCTCGCGAATTTAACCTAATAACTTGCCCTGGCTATCCTGAGTTAATTGGGGAAATGATTGGCCTCAACTATGACAGAAAATTAACTGCATTTGTAGTTGGTGATTCTCCGATGAGGCTCAAACCTGATGCTACATCTCTAAATGAGTGGGGTACAAATATTAATCGTGTAGCAGAAGATAACGATTATGGACTTGTATCTTTTGACGAGTACCTAGGAGTTTATTATGGTGCAGGATTTACTTCAAGCAATGCTGGTAAAAACATAGTAATGCCACCGAGCTATATGGCTCTACGTACACTACTTATTAACGACCAAGTTGCATATCCATGGTTTGCTCCAGCAGGTACACGTCGTGGAGGAGTAACTAATGCTACTGCGTCCGGTTATATTAATGACGAAGGCGAATTTGTAAGTGTTGCACTAAACACTGGACAAAGAGATACACTCTATGAAAATAACGTTAACCCAATATCATTTATGAGCGGAGTAGGTCTAGTAGTATTTGGACAAAAAACAAGAGCAAGAAATCAAAGCGCACTCGATCGTGTTAACGTAGCAAGGCTAGTAGTTTACATGAGAAAACAGCTTGAAAGAATTACAAGACCTTATTTGTTCGAACCAAACGATAAATCTACAAGAGATCAAGTAAAATCAGCAATTGACGGATTCTGCTTAGAACTAGTTGGATTAAGAGGCTTGTACGACTACTTGGTAGTATGTGACGAATCCAACAACACTCCAGCAAGAATTGATAAAAATCAGTTATATGTTGATATTGCTATAGAACCAGTAAAAGCAATAGAATTTATTTACATACCGCTAAGAATAAAGAATACTGGAGAAATTGCTAATCTAAGCTAACAAAAAGCGGGAAGAAATTCCCGCTTTTTAAATGTGTCTATAAAAAAGAAATAAAAAAGATAAATATTCTTATACAGGAGAATAAACTACTATGTCAATATCAACGCTAGCAAATATTTCAGTACCGGTAGATCAACAAGCCCAAGGGCTTCTTATGCCTAAACTACAGTACAGATTTAGAGTAAGATTTACAAGTTTTGGATCATCTGATACTAATTCGCTAGAATTAACAAAACAAGTCATTGATGTAACAAGACCAAACTTGACATTTGAAAACATAGTACTAGATGTATATAACAGCAAGGCAAACATTGCAGGTAAACACACATGGGAACCTGTAACTATTAACCTTCGCGATGATGTTAACAATGGCGTACAGAAAGAAGTAGGCATTCAGCTTCAAAAGCAATTTGATTTCTTTGAACAGTCAAGTGCAGCCGCTGCAAGTTCTTATAAGTTTACCGCATCGATTGAAGTACTTGATGGTGGTAACGGAGCAGGTGGTGCAAACGGCGATAGAGGTCCTGTAGTATTAGATCGCTTTGATTTGCTAGGTTGCTATCTAGAATCGGTAAATTATAACAATTTAAACTATACAACTAATGACGCAGTAACAATGACTTTGTCAATACGTTACGACAACGCTCTACAATATGGCAGAGGTTCAGGAACTGATGCTACTAGCCTCGAAGGAGTTGGCGATAGAGCTAGCACTACTGCAAGAATTAATGATGCAAATCTAAGCAATCTAGCAAGTAACGTTGCTAGTTCCGGCACAAGATAAAAATAAATAAAATTAAAAAATAAAGGGGACTTTGGTTCCCTTTATTTTTTTATAAATAATAGTATGACAATAGATACATCTGTGCCTTTTCATTTTAAAGATTATAGACATGCACTTGCATTGCTAGAAAAGTCTAATTTTGATGCAGCACCTAAAGCTAAATTTTTATATCATGTGTTGTTTGAACTCACAGCACCTGCATCTTCTTTAATAAGCTCAGCTAACTTAAATCTGTTAAGTGTTTTAGCAAATACAGTATCATTGCCTAGCTACACTGCATCTGTAGAAACATTAAATCAATACAACAGAAAGAAAAAATTTCAAACTAAAATTGAATATAAAGATGTTAATATTACTTTTTATGATGACAATGCTGGCGTTAGCAGATCTCTTTTAGAAAGCTATTACAAATATTATTTTACAGAAGCATCAGTAAGATCTCCTGATAAAATAAAACCAAGAAATCCGGGCAACACTTATCAAAGTGCAATACCTACACGATTTGGTCTAGACAACAACAAAGTTGAACCATTCTTTAATTATATTAAAATATTCCAGATAAGCGGAAAAGAATGGTTTTGCTATACATTGGTAAATCCTATAATCAGTCAATGGAGTCATGACGAATTGGCATACGCAGAAGGCGCTGCAATTACAGAAAATAAAATTACAGTAGGATACGAAGCTGTACTTTATACAAATGGACCAATAGAAGCTAATGGAGATCCTGCTGGCTTTGCAGAAACATGGTATGATCAAGAAAAACCACCAACAACTACTACTCAACAAACTAGAGAAAAATTAAAGCCCAATGCTCCTGTGTTAGAATCAAATGCCAGCTTTGTGAATGTTCGTAGTAATACAGGAAATCCAATACCGATCAGCACAGCTATACCAAACCCTTTGAGTTACCCGCCTGACGTGTTTATTCCAAAAAGTCAAACAACATTAACATCAACATCTGCATTGTCTTCGAGCAAAACAGGCAGATATGATTCTAGTCAAATAAAAAACATTTTATCGTCTGATCAAGTATTACTAAATAGAGTGACTAACTTAGCGTTAGGGTCTGGCGCTTATTCGAGCAATTGGGGACCTGCTAATTTTTCTAATTATGCAAAACTTTCTAAGCAAGAAAAGAGTATTATACAAAAAGATATCATAGCTAGCATAGATACTAACAGCAAATTGCGAATTATTGCAGAACAAGCAATAACCTCAGTTCCAGCAAGAGAACGACCAGCAATTTAAGGAATAAAGATGGAAACGACAGAATACTTTGAGAAATACTATTCTAATAATGTTGCATACAAAGCATCTGAAGTGGATGCAGTTATTGGTTATTTTCTAAAAAGAAATTTTGAGCAATCGGCAGCTATCAACACTGCTATATTATTGCTAGAACAAGCAGCGTTGAGTAACATTCCTGCTTTTACACTAGTTGACACATTAAAAGGGTTAACTGATGTACAACTCAGCAATGTGGTGGCACAAATCTTAAATTATAACAGAGAAAACACTAGTGCAATTGGCTACAAGATTTTTAAAAACGAAAATCTATTTGATAAAAGAAATATCATTATTTAAAAATGGCAAAACAGTATGCACAAGGAAAATTTAATTTAAAAAACCCAGAAAAATATATGGGAAACAGAACGCCCACCTATAGATCAACATGGGAATTTTCTGCAATGAAATTGTTCGACGAGCATCCTGCTATAGAAAAATGGGCAAGCGAAGCAGTAAAAATTCCTTACAAAAATCCTTTTACAGGAAAATATACAATTTATGTTCCAGACTTTTTAGTAGTTTATCGAGACAAAGATTTAAAACAACACGTTGAGTTAATCGAAGTAAAACCTGCTAATCAGACATTTAAAGAAAAAGTGGGCAGAAGTAAATCCAACCAAGCACATTGGATGTTAAACCAAGTAAAATGGGAAGCTGCAAAAGCATACTGCAAGCCCAAAGGTATCACATTTCGTGTCATAAATGAAAACGATATCTACCATACTGGACCTAAACGGTAAATATCATTAAAGGAGCATATAATGACACAAAGATTAGAAGACGTCTTGAATTTGCCAGATTCTCAAGCATTATTGAGTGAAGAAAAGAAGGTAGTACGTCAAGCCGAAGACAAACTAAGAATAACTGAAGAAGATTTAACAGCTGAAGAAATAAAAGAACAATTTGAAAAAATAACTGAAGATCTTCCAGTAGCAGCAGGATTAGGAACAGCAGCAGACAAAGAACTTGATAAAATTGCATCAAAAGCCATGAAAGCATACGAAGATTTAATGGATCTTGGCATGAATATTGAAATGCGTTATTCCTCTAGAATCTTTGAAGTTGCAGGAAATATGTTAAGAACTAGCCTTGATGCAAAAGTTGCAAAAGTTAATAAAAAATTAAAAATGCTTGAACTTCAACTAAGAAAAGAAAAGATGGAAAAAGACAATACAGATGGGGACATTATAAATTCAAGTGGACACATTGTAGCCGATCGTAACAGCATTCTAGAACAGCTTAAAGGTCTTAAAAAAGATAAATAAAATAAAATAGGTATACCAAATGAGATCATTTACTGATATTCTAAACGAGTCTTACAAGACGTATCGATTCAAGATCGGCGTAGCAGGTGATCTTCCTGAAAAGTTTTCAGATAGCTTAAGGATGGCTTTAGAAAAATATAGTCTTAAAAACTTAAGTAATGGAAAGTCTACGCCAGTGCAAAAACAGCCATTAGACTTTCCTCAATTGCAGAACACAGAAGTAACGTATTACGAAGCCGAAGTTTACTATCCAACTACTCCTCAAGTTTTGCATGAGTACTTGAGTCAGATGTGCTCAGTTAACAGAGGATGTCTAGTTGTTAAGAACGAATACGATCCTTTAAATACTGAGTACGAAGTTTCAACAAAAGATGAAAATTATGAACCATTACTAACTAAAACCGAATTAGAAGCCGCAAGCGCACAAGAATTTGTCGGTCAAACAAGAGTTATGGATTTGCTTAAAGAACTAGAAAAAGCAAAAAAAGAACAATCAAAAGAATAAATGCTAGGAGCATAAAATGGATATGAAAAAATTAATTCAAAAGATGACCGATCTAGAAGCAGGAAAGCAAATGCTTAACGAATCAGTTGTTGATGAATGCGGAGGATCAATGCCAATGGCTCCTCAGCAACAAGGAAACCCAGTAACAGTTAGTGTTAATTTTAATGCAAGCGGTGCTGAGAATGTAATGGAATTGCTAAATCTATTAAAAAATTCAGGATTACAAGCAGCCGATGGACCATCTATGCCTTCACAGGGCATGCGTATGGATATGGAAAACTTTAGAAACATCGTTGACGCAGGCGATGACGAAAATGAAATCGATGTAAAATTTGACATGGATGACGAAAAAGGCATCAAAGGAATGTCAAAGGCTGAGTCAGCAAAGTGGGGCAATAATCCAAACGAAATATATGCAGATCACCAAACTATGACAAAAGATTTAAGCGGCGGGCTAAATCGTCAAAAGAAAATGTACAAGCCTGCGGCAAAGGGTGATAATCCAATAGCTGTAAAACAAGAGGGTGTCGACAAGGATTACTTAAAATCTCGTTTACTGCAAGCACTAGAAGAAAAGAAATCTTCAAAAAAACCGGATGCAGACGGCGATGGTGTGCCAGACTGGGCAGACAAAAAACCAGGCAAAGACGATCACGCTGATAAAAAAAAAGTAGGTGAGGCTCGAAAAACAATTTATCACAGTTGGGAAGAAGTACCAACTCCTTTGCCTAACAAAAAAGCATACGCGGTTGACAAGGCATCAGAAAAAAAGAAACCAGTTAGTGTAAAAAAAGCTCCTTGGGATAAAAAAGAAAAAGGAGAAACCAATGAAGCATCGACTGGAGATTATTCTGCAAAAAAAGCTAGAGCAGGAAAAGACATCGGTAAACCTGGCAAGCAATTTAGTAAGATTGCAGCAGGTGCAGCCAAGCGTTACGGATCTGAAGAAAAAGGTAAAAAAGTAGCAGGTGCTGTGCTTGCTAAATTAAGAAAGAAATAATTAATTTAAATTAAAATAGCGTCGGTAATTCATACGACGCTATTTTTTTGAATAAATATTTTAAACTATTAGGATAACAAAATGGGAAAGTCACTTGACGGAGTCTTAATCAAAAAGGCGAACCAAAAGGAAACATGGACACAAAAACAACTAATGGAAGTTGTAAAATGCTCTGATCCTGAAGACGGATATTTGTATTTTGCAAAAAATTATGCATACATTCAACATCCTGTAAAAGGAAAATTGTTGTTTGATCCGTTTCCTTATCAAGAAAGATTATTACACAGTTATCATAACTTTAGATTTAACATAAACATGTTACCTCGACAAACAGGTAAAACTACTTGCGCTGCAATATATCTTATCTGGTACGCAATGTTTCATCCTGATCAAACGATACTTATTGCTGCACACAAATACACAGGTTCGCAAGAAATTATGCAACGTATACGATACATATACGAACTTTGCCCTAATTTTTTACGTGCAGGTGTAACCAGCTACAACAAAGGATCTATCGATTTCGATAATGGATCGAGAATTGTGAGTGCTACAACAACAGGAAACACAGGTCGTGGTATGTCAATTTCGCTGCTTTACTGTGACGAATTTGCGTTTGTTCCTGAAACTATCGCTGAAGAATTCTGGACATCTATATCGCCTACACTTGCAACAGGTGGTAGAGCTATCATTACTTCGACACCAAACTCTGACGAAGACACATTTGCTCTTATTTGGAAAGATGCAGAGAAGAAGTTTGACGAATACGGTAACGAATCAAACGTTGGAATAAATGGATTTCACGCTTTTACCTGCCATTGGAACGAACATCCTGATAGAGATGAAGCATGGAAAGTTGCAGAAATTGGACGCATCGGTGAAGAAAAGTTTAGACGTGAGTATGGTTGTGAATTTTTAGTTTACGACGAAACACTGATTAATTCTATTAAACTGGCGTCAATGTCTGGAAAAACTCCTTTGTTGAACATGGGACAGACGCGATGGTATAAAAAACCTTCAGCAGAATACACTTATGTAGTTGCACTCGATCCGTCAATGGGCACTGGAGGTAACAGTGCTGCAATTCAAGTAATAGAAATACCCACATACCAACAAGTAGCAGAATGGCATCATAATGGAACAAGTATTCCTGGACAGATAAGAATATTGCGAGATGTATGCACTTATATTTCTGAAGTGTGCAGAACTAACGGCTCTAACATATATTGGAGTGTTGAAAATAACGGTCTAGGAGAAGCGGCACTAATTGTAATTAATGACTTTGGTGAAGAAAGTATACCTGGGTTATTTTTATCAGAGCCAATTAAAAAAGGACATATTAGAAAATTTAGAAAAGGATTTAATACAACACATTCATCTAAAGTCACTGCATGTTCTCAATTAAAGACACTAATCGAAAATGATCAACTAACAATTAACAGTAAACCAATGATAAGTGAGTTGAAAGGTTTTGTAGCAGGAGGATCTTCTTATTCGGCAAAACCTGGATTTGAAGATGACCTAGTTAGTGCAATGATATTAAGTATACGAATGATCAGTGTTATGAAAGATTGGGACCCTAGGGTTTATAATACTTTTAAACAAATTGATCAAGAAGAAAATTATGAGTTACCTATGCCGATCTATGTAAGCACAAACATATATTAAAAGACATAAATACGTTATGGAAAAAATTAACAGCATAGGCACAGATCTTTTTAATAAGATTAGAGGACGTTTTTCAAACGTAGTAATCGGCGATGCCGAAGGCAATGTAGTAAGCGATCCTGCAGAAGCAAGATTTTTTGATTTTGAGTATACCAGTAATGGACTCAAAATAGGAAAAGTTAGCGTCAGTGTAAATGACGATGATTTGACTGTAATTTATAGCAAAGACCTTTTAGAAGATAAACCAGATAGTTTTAAAGATGAATGGTATGAATTCCTAAGAGAAATGAGAAAATTTGCAAAAAGAAGATTGTTACAGTTTGATGTACGTGATATAACCAAGACAAATCTATCTAAAAGAGATTACCAATTTTTAGCAAATACCCGCGGCGGAGAAGACAGAATGAATGAATCAAAAATGTATGGTACAGCACGCACTAGCTATCAAAAAGTTGATAATGCTAGAATAGTAATTAAGCATACTGCACCAATCAATACAGAAAGTAACACAGCTAGAACACAGCACATATCAGCTATCTATATCGAAAGTGCCGAAGGGGAAAGATTTAAGTATCCATACAAGCACCTAAACGGAGCAAGAGCAATGGCTCGTCATGTTAGCGAAGGCGGAAGATTGTATGATGACTTTGGGGCTCACATTGTTAGCTTAAGCGAAGAAATGCACAAACTTCGCAAGTTTAAAACATACATGGGAAAAAGCAATGTTATGGCAGAAAGCCTTGCTGAATACGTTGACGTTGTTAACAACAGAATTTCCGAAGTAAAGAAAACTATTGATAAATTACAAAAACCTGCTTTCTACCGAGAAGCATTTGATGGATTTGAAACACCAATACTTGAAGAAGTTCCAAATGATGTTGCAGAAAGCTGGATAGATCAGTTGACTATCAAACAATTTAATGAGGAATTAAAGGATGTATTTCCTTACATATATAGACTTGTTGGAGAAGCAAAACAGGCAGAAGTAGTTGCGCTGGAAGACATCGTCGACGAAGCAGATCCTTGCTGGAAAGGATACAAACAAATTGGAATGAAGAAAAAAAGCGGCAAAAAAGTTCCAAATTGTGTTCCTGAAGAAATTGAGCTAGAACAAGCATTTGAAGCAATCATGGGTCAATTTGCCGAAGAAGATCTAAAAAAAAAAGTTGAAGAAGCGTCTAGCGATCAAACGTCTCGCAGACCTTATGTAAAATTTACAGAAAAAAAATTACCAAACGGCAACAGTGTTCTACAAGTATTGGTTAATACTGTTGCGTATTCTCCAGATGCATTTAAAAGAAGTTCGCCAGACACTATGGAGTTTAATGTTGTGCCTCCTTCTGTTAATGCAGATGGAAAAATCTATCACACATTAGACCAAATGATGTCAACATTAAAAAGAAAGAACAACACAACCGGCATCACAGTTGTTATTGACAAATCGTTAGAAAATATACTCAATCAAAAAAAATACAAGTATGTCACAGACTGGCTATCGAGTAAAACAAAAGCAGAGCTCGACACAGTAGATGTTACTAAGCCAGCTGATCAAGATAACATAGAACACGAATTAATTAAAAAAGGTATTACAATATTTGTCGATGTGTACTTCGATACCACCGGAGAAACACAGACGTTCGATGGCAGTTCTCTAAAAGTTCTAGAATATCTAGTTGACACCAAAGAAGAAAATTATGACGGAAATCCGTTTGTGCAAGGAACTCCTGTTGCAGTAGTAAATCCTGACACAGACAGAAGAGGCCAACGCGGAGTGGTTGTTCGTTCTAGAAAGTATGAAAAAGAAGAAAAACAATTTTACGCTAATCAAAAATTTAAAGACATTGTAGCTAAAACAGAAAAGCCGTATGAAAAAATTGTAGTAACTAATACAAAAGCATTTGCTAAAATAAGAAAAGAACAACCTAATTTGTTTTCTAAATATTTTAAACCTACTTTAGGAATATTTGAAGTACCTCCGAGCGAATTAGAAAAATTCAAGTCGGTTGTTTATTCAGATGATTTCGAAAAGACTGTCGGTAATCCTAAATTATTCTTTTTAAGTGAGTTGGAATCGCCAGGGGATATTCCAAACGAATTGCTTAAAGATATGCCAGCCCATGTGCAAATGAGCGTGCAAGGCGAGTACGGTAAAATTGATTACACAGACGACGATTCAGCACCATCTGAAAAGCCTGAAACTAGTACTACAGGACCCCTAAGTGTACAAGGATTTAGAAAATTAGAGAATTATTTAAACACAAATAATCTTAGAGGATATTTGTATTTTACTAAAGAAGAAGCTAAACAATTACAACCTATCAGCGATGCAGAATTAAAAACTTATATGGAAGATCTAATGAGAACTCGAGATCTCAAGGATGCAAAACAAATTGCAGCAGAAATTTTAATGAAGCAAGATGCTTTTCCTAGCGAAAGAAAAGACAGATATTTTGACATTGAAAATGTTATTGCTAAAGATTCGCCAAACGCCATTCTTAATTTTATGAGAGAATGGTATATTAATATGAAAAAACATTCTGCTCGTCCTGGAACACCTATTGCAGCAATTCCAGGAATGCCTGCAAAGATGCCAGCAGGAAACACACCTCCTCCGGCACCAGAAGAAAATGCACCACAAAAAGTTATATCTCAACAATCGTTTGATAGATTAGCAGAACTAGTCAACGATAAAAATGTAATACTAGATTACACTAAAGAAGTTGCAAATGATATACTAGACAGAGAATACAAAACTAGTACCTTATCTCTCAATATGTTGAAAAACAGAATTAATCAAGCTACTTCTAAAGAAGCAGTATATAACATAATAGTTGATCTTGAGCAAAGGCGGGTCGGTAATGCAAAGATAACAAAGACTCTCAGACCTGTAATACAAGACATAACTCGAGTCAAAAAGAATCCACACATTAGAAAACCTTTTAACAAGAGCAACGAAAGCATTGAAGAAGCAAAAGACTATAACTTTACTGCTGACGATATTGCAAGAATTGGTCAAATGTCAGATATCAACGCAGCTAAACAATATGCACTAAAATTAATTACTGCTGATTCAAAACGACCAATGACTAAAGACAAAATAGGTTATTTTACAAATGCAATACAGTCTAAAAAGAATACAGACGCACTTGTAAAAATGTTGTACGACATGTTGTTGTCAGGCGAAGGGCACGGTGTAATTGGAACAGCTAGCTCAACAAAACCTAGCAGATATAGACAAACGTATGGAGAAGAAACTGTGGAATCAAACATAGAAGAAAACTGGAAAGCAAAACTTGCATTACTGCTTGGACTTGGAGTAGGAGGATATCACATGCTCGATACAACAAGTGCAAAAAACACACCTCTTGGCCAATCATTACAGGCAGCAGCAGAACAAGGTGACAAAAGAGCAGCAAGATATCTAAGTCAACTTGACGGACTAATTGATGCAAATAATAATGGTGCAATACAGAACATTGCAAGACAGTATCCGCCAGCGAACGAATCAAAAACAGAAGAAACAAAGTCCAAAAAAACGCCATTTACAGAATTTATTATGTCTCATTATGACAGAAACACTAACCAAATTCCAAAAGGTGAAACTGCTGTATTAACAATGATCGAAAAAGAGTATGGTGAAAAATATATAGAACCTGCAAAGCAATTTATAGAAAGATTAACTGCTTTGCATGATCAATATCAGATGCAAACTCATCCACAAAAGCTGCAAGATAACTCAGGATTAGACAGAATTAAATCACTAGCAGGCCTATAATTTAGGCCTGCTTTTTTACTTGACAAGATAAATAACTAGTGTAATATGAAATAGTGTTACACAAACAGGCACATTAAAACAACTTACATAGGCAAATTTAGGAGGCACATATTATGGCAAGTTTAGCAGAAATTAGGGCAAAGCTTAAAGAACAAGAAAATCGCTCATCAGGAGCAAGTTCCGGCGGGGACAATAGCATTTTTCCATTTTGGAACATGGCAGAAGGACAAACGTCAACAATTCGTTTCCTTCCTGACGCAAACACTAACAATACATTCTTCTGGGAAGAACGCTTGATGATCAAGCTGCCTTTTGCAGGAATCAAGGGCGAAACTGATTCGCGTCCAGTACAAGTGCAAGTTCCTTGCATGGAAATGTATGGCGAATCGTGCCCAATTCTAACTGAAGTTAGAACTTGGTTTAAAGATCCAAGTCTTGAAGAAATGGGTCGTAAGTACTGGAAAAAGAAATCATACGTGTATCAGGGCTTTGTTGTAAGCACTGATATGAAAGAAGAAAATACTCCAGAAAATCCTATTCGTAGATTCATCATTGGACCTCAGATTTTCAAATTGGTCAAACAAGCATTGCTTGATCCAGATCTTGAATCTATTCCTACTGATTACACTAGCGGACTTGACTTCCGTCTTACTAAAGGAAGCAAGGGTGGATTTGCTGACTATAGCACTAGCTCTTGGGCACGTCGTGAGCGTCCGTTGAGCGATGCAGAGATGAAAGCAATCAATGATTTTGGATTGTTTAATTTGAAGGATTTCCTTCCTAAAAAGCCAAATGATGTTGAACTAAAAGTGTTGACTGAGATGTTTGAAGCATCTGTTGACGGCGAACCCTATGACAAGGATCGCTGGGGCCAATACTACAAGCCTGCCGGTATGGGTTCGTCTACTGGCGATCCAGTATCTACTCCTGCAAGATCTGCAAGTGCTGCTAAGGTACCTGTTGTTGCAGACGACGAGGACGACGGTATTCCTTTTAAGGCGGAGCCTGCTCCGGCTCCGACAAAACAGGAAGCACCTAAAGCTGCTGCACCATCTGCACCAGCAGCCGGCAATGCACAGGACATTCTTGCAATGATCCGTGCAAGACAGAATAAGCAGTAATTATCAAATGATAAACAGTTGGGGCGTTATTGCCCCAACTTCTTTTAAGGAGTAACCTATGGCTAAAAAATCAATAAAACTATTAAGCGACAAACTTACCAAAGTTGACGAAGCTTTACATGTCTACATGTACGATAATGGATACATGGTAGAAGTTTCAGGAAAAGATACTAACAACGATTGGTCGACTGCAAAGTTGATGTGTTCTAATATAGAAGATGTAATTGAATTACTCAAAGAAGCATCAAACATGGAAAGAAGCTAATATGGCAACAAAAACATTTGATCCTACAAAATTTCGAAACAGCTTAACAAAATCTATTGCAGGCATGAGTGCAGGATTCCACGATCCTACAGACTGGATCAGTACAGGAAATTATGCACTAAATTTTTTAATTAGTGGAGACTTTAAAAAGGGAATTCCACTCGGAAAAGTAAGTGTGTTTGCCGGCGAATCTGGCGCAGGAAAATCTTACATTTGTTCAGGTAACATTGTAAGAGATGCACAACAGCAAGGCATCTTTGTTATCTTAATTGACACAGAAAACGCACTTGACGAATCATGGCTACATGCATTAGATGTAGACACAGATGAGTCTAAATTGCTTAAATTAAATATGGCAATGGTAGATGATGTTGCTAAGACAATTTCTACTTTTATGAAAGACTACAAGGATCTTGCAGAATCGGATCGTCCAAAAGTTCTTTTTGTAAATGACAGCTTGGGCATGTTAATGACTCCAACTGAAGTCAATCAGTTTGATGCAGGTGACATGAAGGGCGACATGGGTCGCAAGGCAAAAGCTCTAAAAGCATTGGTTACAAATTGTGTAAACATGTTTGGCAGTCATAATGTAGGAATGGTAGTTACAAACCACACTTATGCAAGTCAAGATATGTTTGATCCAGACGACAAGATTAGTGGAGGTTCTGGATTTATCTATGCTTCTAGTATTGTTGTTGCAATGAAGAAGCTTAAACTAAAAGAAGACGAAGACGGAAACAAAACCTCAGAAGTCAACGGTATTCGTGCCAGCTGTAAAGTGATGAAGACTCGTTATGCAAAACCGTTTGAAGGTGTTCAAGTAAAGATTCCGTATTCAACTGGAATGGATCCATACAGTGGATTATTTGATTTGTTTGAAAAGCAAGGCTTGCTTGAAAAACAAGGCAATAGATATAAGTACATCGACAGCGAAGGCAAAGAATATCTCGAGTATAGAAAAAACTGGGACGGAGATATGCTTGACATAATCATGAATGATTACGAAAATAAGAAGTCTTTGTTAGTTGACAACGACGAAACTGATGAATTAATGGAGCCAGATGATGAATGAAAATATGATAGCAGATGTATGGAATCTATTCAAGGATTTTTTAGATAAAAAATCAATTGACCTAGTTGCTGAAAAGTACATTGACTTGTTAGCCGATTACGGTATTGATGATCTAGTACTTAAGGAAGTAAAAGATGTAGATCAATATCTAGATGACGCAATTAGTTATTACTTGGGTGACATGTATAGCAATGACGCAGATGATGAGGATATCTGATGGGATGGTACAGCGAAATATCTCGTGATATTTCTCGAATACCTGATGCAATTGTTTATTTTGAGAACGAGCTTATTGAAGCTCGTTCTGAAGTAAAAATTAAAGGTAGTATTGAACGAGCCGCGGCAGAGATGCCAGGAATTGTCGAGCAAAGATTTAATCAGCTTCAAGAAATTGAAGCAATATTAGAATATCTAAACATAGAATTAAGAAGACTGAGAAGTTTTTATTTTAAAAAATACTTAGAAAGTTATCAACGTGCATTGTCTAGTCGAGATGTTGAAAAATATGTCGACGGTGAGTCTGACATTGTTGATTATGAAAAAGTAATCAACGAATTTGCTCTTATACGAAATAAGTGGTTAGGACTGCTAAAATCTTTAGATCAAAAGCAGTGGCAGTTGACTAACATTGTTAAGTTAAGAGTTGCAGGCATGGAAGATGCAACAATATAAAAAGAAGAAAAAAAGAGTAGTCGATTAACTATAGCATATGTTTGACAAATTCTAACTCTATGCTATAGTTAGACTATGCAAAGAACTATAGAACAACTTATAGAGTTAATATCCAGCAAGCAAGATGCAGATCCTTCTGATTTGTTTTTCTTTAACAGCATTGCACGTCAGATAGGAAGGAATCTTCCTCTAACTCATAAACAATTTGAGTTAGCCAAGACAAAATTAATAAAGTATAAAGATTATTTTTCCAGCAATGGAATAGAAGATTTTGACGAAGTAGTATCGACGGTTTCTATGCCACTGCGTGTTGCAGACAAAGAAAAAACTATTCGGTTAGTCGAAGCAGCTAACCAATACGGAAACCATTACAAATACTTTGTAGAAGTTAAGTTTCCATTTAATAAAAAAGAAATTAACATAATAGAAAATTTAAAAAAGACAACAGCAGTTAAGAATAATTCTTATTATAAGAAAAATAACTGTCACTATTTTTCTTATACTGACGAAATAACTTATCTAGTAGTACGCTCGTTTTTAGATAGGAACTACACAATGGACGATCAAATTCAACATACCTATGAAAAAACAAAGTTTATAAAAGAACATCCTCATTTGTATGTTCCTGGCATATACGGAAACCAACTTAAAAATTTACACAAGTCTACACAAGAAGCTATTGTAAATGAGTTAGGTGAATTGTCTGCAGATACTTCAATCAAGTATCTAGACAGAAAGTTAAGGTTTGGTCTAGAAAAAATTGAGTTCTCTGACGAACTTGTGTCTACCATTGAGGCATACTCTCCGTCGGCTGTTAAAATTGCGTCAAGAGAATCTCCAGATTACTTGTCTAAACCCGACGATGAAAAACTAGAAGATTTACTCAATGCTGTCGTTGAGCTAGAAAGATTTCCATTGTTGGTGATTCTTTCTGACCAAATCTCTCCTAGCGTTGTCTTAGATCAACTTACTACAGTTCATAGTTTTTTTGAAAAAACCATAGGCAACGAATCACAATCTGTTTTATTCAGACTAGACAATACTACGGATGTTACATCAAAACAGTTTAACTCATATATTAAAGATCATAAAATTAATAATTGGGTTGACAGTTCTACGAAGGTAGTTTATATTAATTATGATAAGTTACCCAAAGTACTTTTAAAATCAAATTGGATGCCATTAGCATCGTTATCTTTTTCTGCTTTAAATAGATCAATTGTTTCAACTTATATTGAAAGTGTTTGTGATTTAAATATTGTAAGAGAAAAAGACTTTAGTATTATTAAGCAGTATAAAAAGAATAAATGAAAAGTTGTAAATTAATAGTAGAAGACGAAGTAAACATTAAGTTAGAAGGTTTGCCAGTTGACGTACGGCGTAAGCTGGCAAACGCATTAAAGTTTGAGCTTCCATACGCAAAACACATGCCACAATATAAGTTGGGCAGATGGGATGGCACTGTTGCCTTTTTTGGCATTGGCGGAACAGGGTATGTTAACCACCTTGATGTTGTGCAAAAAATTCTTGAAGAAAATGATTATACAATTACAGAAGTTGATGATCAACGAAATCATGTAGAGCTTGAGTTTGATACCGTTGACGAAACATTTTGGCAAGATGTAAAGTGGCCTAAAGGTCACCCTGCAGAGGGCGAGCCGATCATGCTTCGAGAACATCAGATTGCTGCCATTAACACTTTTTTACAGAACCCGCAAAGTTTGCAAGAGATTGCTACCAGTGCAGGCAAAACAATTATTTGCGCCACACTAAGTAAAGTGTGCGAAAAGTATGGAAGAACTCTAATTATTGTTCCTAACAAAAGTCTAGTTACGCAAACAGAGGAAGACTATAAAAACTGCAAACTAGATGTTGGAGTTTATTTTGGTGATAGAAAAGAGTTGAACAAGACTCACACTATCTGCACATGGCAAAGTCTAAATTCATTAGATAAAAAGTTTAAAGATGGCAAAGATACTTTAGGTCTCGACGAGTTTCTTGAAGGAGTAACCGCAGTTATTGTTGACGAAACACACAGCGCGAAAGCAGATGTTCTAAAAAATATCCTCACAAGAAATCTAAGAAACGCTCCAATTCGCTGGGGCCTAACTGGAACGATTCCAAAAGAAGATTACGAGTTTGCAAGTATCCTAGCAAGTATTGGCCCTGTGGTGGGCTCTGTTTCTGCACATGAACTACAAGAGAAAGGCGTTATTTCTCAATGTCATGTTAACATATTACAATTGTTAGACATGCGCGAATTCAGAGATTATCAAAGCGAGCTCAAGTACTTGCTGTCTGACAAAGACAGATTAGAGTATGTTTCAAAACTAATTAACAAAATTAAATTAACAGGGAACACTCTAGTTTTGGTTGACAGAATTAGTGCCGGGGATGCATTATTAGAGCACATACCTGATGCTATCTTTGTTAAGGGAGATGTTAAACTTAAAGATAGAAAACAAACATATGAAGAAATCAACGAGGCTACAAATATGGTTGTTGTCGCAACTTATGGAGTTGCAGCAGTAGGTATTAATATTCCTAGGATTTTTAATCTTGTTTTAATTGAACCAGGAAAAAGTTTTGTCAGAGTTATCCAAAGTATTGGACGAGGAATTCGAAAAGCCAAGGACAAAGATTTTGTACAAATCTGGGATATTACTAGCAATTGCAAATATGCAAAAAGACACTTAACGCAAAGAAAAAAATACTATGCAGATGCCAAATATCCATATAGTATAGAAAAAGAAGATTGGAAAAAATGAGAATATTGACACTTGAAAATCGATGCTTTTCACTCGAAAATTTACCAGATCAAATAGAAGACGATTTAAGATTTAGCGTTCTAGACAACACAGATATCCAAAATCCTGATTTCTTTTTTGTTCCATTAATATTTTTAGAATCGTTTAATGCACCTGCGATGGTATTAGAAATAGCAGGAAAAGAAATACTAATGCCCATCGATTGGAGCATTGCAGTCGGCTGCAGAGAAAGCGGCGACGACTTAGAAATACTTCCTCTAACAAGCATTAACGATAGAGGATTTGAAGCGTTTTTGTTTAACCCGTTAACGAGTTTCAAGGTCGAGTTTGGACCACTTACTATCAAAAATTTTTATACAGACTTAAAATGGTATTTTCCAAAAACAAAAAATGGACAGTTGTTAAGCGTTCCAATTACGGACGGTCCAAATCCTTTGTGTGCTTTTTTTATTAAAGACATAAGCAAGCAAATGGAAACTATCGATTTTGGTAAACTTTTATAATAGGAAAAAAATGTTAAAATTAAATAACACCGAACTGAATGCATTTAACAAAGCTAAAGATATTGTAGTTAACGATTTAGAAAAGCGTATGCACGAAATGCTACAATTTTTAAAGAATTCAAATATTGAAAGTTGGGAAGGGCCTATTCCGTTTTATTCAAAAGAACAAATCAAACACGGAATGACTAAAAAAGTAGGTGTCTATAGAATTGTACACAAACCTACAAATAAAACTATGTATATTGGACAAGGCGTAATATCTGGTAGAAGAAAAACCCATTCTACCGTATATTTAAATGAAGGCAATCCAGTTGTTTATAGTAAAAAGAATGGAGAATCATCTAGTTCAGTTGACAGCGTTGCTGGAAGAAAAATGTACTTGTATGATGCTAATATTGATAATTGGGAATTTTACTGGATTAAGTGTCCTAAAGATTTAGCAAAAGAGTTTGAAACACAATTACAAAATTATTACAATCCTGAATTTTGTGATAAAAAGATGAGCGGTATTGGTTGATGAAAAACAAAGGTGCAGGCTATTATGACATTGTTGAAGAACGTTTGAAAGATGGATTCAACAAAAATACATTAGAAAGTAAAGAGCATCCTGAATGGTCTGTTTACATTGCAAGGTCTCATGTAATTGATCATGAAACTGGTGCAGTTGCTCGAGGACCATTAAAAATAGGAAGAGCAAAATACGTTAACACTGTCCAGCGAGGAAGAAACCAAGGTGGTACTGATTTTAGAATCTATGCAAGAATTATAGTTGAAAACAACGAAACCACGTCGCACATTGAAAAACTTGTCAAAAAGTTGTATGCTAGCAGAAGAATCAGTGGCTCTCAGAATCAAACCGAATTGTATAATATAACAGATGATGAAATACAAGATCTTGTAAACACTATTGTTGACAACGTAGACAAATCTGTTATAAAAGCTGTAAGGGTGTACATCTAACATGTCAGAAAACAAGTTATCTTTAAAACAAATTTTAGGATGTGTTGATGTTAACTATCGAGGTGCTTGGAAGGAATTTACAGCAGAAGAAAAAAAATCTGTAGGATTTTGGCTGCTGAATAGATACGTAAGTTGTGTACAAGGCAATCGCAGCAAACAAGAAAACGCAGTAATCAAAACAAACGAAATTTATAATAAAAATTGGAATGTGTTAGGTACTAAGCATCCAGAATTGCAATGGCAGCTTTTATGTTTAGCAGGCAATACTGGCAAAGTAGAATACCACGAATGGATTGGTTACAAGAAAAAAGAAACAGGAGATACAGGAAAAATTTTAAAGTTTTTAAAAGAAGTATATCCTGAAAAAAAATTAGATGAGGTAGAACTCCTTGCTAGAATATCTACAAAAAAAGAAATCAGACAACTTGCTCGAGACATGGGTCATGACACTCTCCCCTTCTGATCAACCTCACAAATGTGAGTATTGTGGTAAGAAATTTACAAAAGAAAAAACTCTGCAAACCCACATTTGTGAAAAGAAAAGAAGGCACTTACAGAAAAACGAAAAAAGTGTTCAGTATGGTTATCATACATTTGTAAAATTTTATCAGCTGAGTGTAGGCGCAAAGCAAACAAAAACTTATGATGAATTTTGCGATAGTCCTTTTTACAATGCATTTGTTAAGTTTGGTAGCTTCTTAAGTAATGTTAAGCCACTATACCCGGAAAAGTATATTGAACACATTGTTACGAGCGGTATCAAAGTTGACAAGTGGTGCGACGAAGCTTTGTATGAAAAATATGTGATTAATCTAATACTCAAAGAAAACGTTGAAACTGCACTTGAAAGATCTATAAATACCATGGTTGCATGGGCTGAAGAAAACAAAAGCCAATGGAATCATTATTTTCTTTACGCATCAACAAACAGAGTAACCTGGGACATCAGAGATGGAAAAATTAGTCCTTGGCTACTACTCAACTCTGCATCTGGTAGAGAAATGTTATCAAAATTTAATGACGAGCAATTAAACATGCTGGTTACTGTTTTAGATCCTACTGTCTGGAACAGAAAGTTTAAAACTCAAAAAGCTGATCTAGAACTAGTAAAGCATATCATACAAGAAAGCAAATTATGAATCTGTTATATTATCCTAATGAATTTTTAGAAAAACAAGTAGATCCGGTCGATCTACAAAGTCCAGGGTTTGACCCGACAGAACTAAAAAAAGAAATGGTAGACCTGATGTTAGCAAACAATGGCATTGGACTAGCTGCAAACCAAATTGGGTTAAACGCACAAGTATTTGTGTTGGGTGACAGTATTGAAAACTCCTCAATAATGATTAATCCAACAATACTTCAGTATACTGAAGAAACCACAGACGGTTACGAAGGATGCTTGAGTTTTCCTAACATCTATGTTAAAGTAAAGCGTCCTAAAGAAATACTTGCAAAATTTTGGAATGAAAACCTTGAAGAAGTTGTAACTAAGATTGAAGGACCAACTGCAAAAGTTTATCTGCACGAGCTAGACCATCTTTTAGGAATTACAATAAAAGATCGAGTAAGCAAACTCAAGTGGGATATGGCAAAAAAGAAATCTTTTAAATTAAGCAAATAACATGGACGTAGATATCGACTTCTATAATCGAGACGAAGTTCTTAAGAATCTTGAGCATAGAATTGCAAGTTTAGAAAGTGGACAAAAACATAAAACAGGTGTTTACTTTACAGAAATACCTCACAATCCTCTTGACATGATCAGTACAATTAATTATAAGGAAGCTGAGAAAAGAGGTTATTTTAAAATAGATTTTCTAAACGTACACATCTACAAAAACGTAAAAGACGAAGATCATCTCAGATCGTTAATAGATAGAGAACCTGTTTGGGAATTGTTAGAGCATAAAGAATTTGTTGATCAGCTGTTTCATTTAGCTGGTCACCACGAAATATGTAAAAAATTAAAACCTAATACAATTGAAAAACTTGCAGCAGTGCTAGCAATGATTAGACCTGCAAAGAGACATTTGCAAGATAAACCTTGGAATGAAATATTCAATGAGGTATGGATTCCGCCCACAGATGGCAGTTATTATTTTAAAAAGTCACATTCAATAAGTTATGCATTAACTGTGGTGTTGCATATGAATTTAATATGCGAAGAACTTACTTTGGTTTCTTGAGTAGTTGAACACTTTTTCTTTTTATTCTTTTTAACGAAAGATTATTTAGATTGACTATTGGGCCGAGAGTTACATTAACATCTTTACTATTCATTGTGATTATTGTATATCTAAATTCTTCCATTTCTTTTCTTAAAAAGATACTAATAGGAATAAGTCGGTTAGATTCCCACCACCATACTTCTCCTAGCTCAAGAAATTTCTTTTTTTGATCCTCAGTTAAAATTTTTGTGTATACATACATCGAAGTCACATATTGATCTTGATTAATAATGATCCCGATGTATTCATTACCTCCGTATGTGACTACACTTAAAAAAGGAAAATTTTCTTGTATTTGCTTTGTTAACATTCTTTATTTCTTTATAAATACAATACCATGCAATTAGTACCAAGATATTTAGTCAAGAATCGAGTGGACATTATTTTTAGCCAGCATGGATTCATCACGGAGTATAGACCGGTGTACCAACGCACATTAAACATATACAAAGGAATTGACAATCCTCTGCAATTTAGACTCATAAATGCTGACCAAAAAGCAGTCACCATGGAACCTTATACTCCTATATTTGTTGCATACGATAGCGACCAAAATCTAATAATAGAAAGAGAAGCAACAGTTACACAAACAGAATCATCAAACATTGGCATGTTCAATGTTACATTAACTGATGCAGACTTAAGAAATATTCCTTCCCAATATTTGTCATATGCTGTCTATTTAGTAGATAAGCAAACTGGAAGTAAAATTGTGTCATACGCAAACAGTCATTTCGAAGCACCTGGCATAATTTTTCTTAAAGACGGCGTATATCCAATTTTTTCGCCAGCCAAAGAAGAACATATTTTTTTCAAGTATAAAATTAATGACATTGAATACTGGAAAACTAATACTGTCGAAACTGGTCCTGCAATCAACGCACACGATTCTATACAAACAATTGCAGTATACGGAAACAACTATACAGGTAAAATTATTATAGAAGGGTCCATTGATCCAACTACAAACGGCGCTACAAATTGGGCAAAGATAACGGAAACTACAGTTAGCAACTTATCAGCCGTTCATCCTATAACCTTTATAGGAGTTTACAATTTTATTAGAGTTGTGTTTAATCAAGATCCTACGAGCAAGATTACCAAAGTCTTATTTAAAATATAATTGACTATATCATTGCTAGATGCTAAAATGTTTACATGCATCTAGGAATTGACAAGTCATGAACATTGTTACAGACGTAGTTTTACATTACTGGCAGTTGGGCAGAAAAACTAAGACTACTCCGTCTGGGTGGATTTCTGCTAATGCAGTGTGTTGTCAAGCTAAAGGTGAAAAGGCTGACACAAGAATGCGCGGCGGTATTATTGCAACAGATGACGGCGGCGTTTCTTATTCGTGTTTTAATTGCGGGTTTAAAACTTCCTGGCAACCGGGTAGACATCTTTCTGGAAATATGAAAAAGCTGTTAACATGGATTGGTGTTCCAGACACGGAAATAAACAAACTTGCATTAGAAATTTTAAGAATAAACGAAGGTGTAGAAGTCAAAGAGCATGTATTGCTAAGACCAGACTTTCATCAAGTTGCACTGCCAGAAGATGCAAGACCAATAAAAGAATATCAAGAACCAAGCAGGCACTTGCAAAGAGTGATAGACTATTTAAAAGCAAGAAATTTTAATTTAGATGATTACAATTTTTATTGGAGCCCAAGTTTAAAGTTTAGAAATAGATTAATCGTGCCGTTTTATTATCACAATAAAATTGTAGGATGGACCAGCAGATCAGTTGATCCAAACGATAAAATCAAGTATGTGTCCGACCAGCAACCTGGATATGTGTTTAATATGGATGAGCAAGGATATAACAAAGTGTTTTGTATTGTAGTGGAAGGACCACTTGATGCATTGCATATTGATGCAGCAGCACTGTGCGGATCGTCAATTAATGAACAACAGGCTTACATACTAAACGGATTACACAAACAAATTATTGTTTTGCCAGACAGAGACAAAGCAGGAAGCAAGTTAATAGAACAGGCAATAGAACATAAATGGAGCGTTAGTTTTCCTAACTGGGATAAAGACATTAATGATGTAGGCGATGCTGTACAACGATACGGTAGACTATATACACTCTATAGTATAGTATCAGCTACAGAAACAACAGAACTTAAAATAAGATTAGCTGCAAAACGTTGGTTTAAAGAGTAAAGGAGCACCCATGGCACAAACAAAACAAAATACTGATTACGGATACGACATACAGAAAGTCTATCTAGAAATGATGCTAACAGATGCAGCTACATATGTTCGCTGTCAAACAGTATTTGATCCTAGCAACTTTGATAGAAAATTGCAGCCAGCAGCAAAGTTTATTGCAGACTATGTCAAAGACCACAACGCAATGCCCACCTTCGATATGGTTAACGCATCGAGCAGAACTGATCTAAAAAATCCAGGACAGCTACAAGAAGCGCACTATGACTGGCTACTTGGAGAGTTTGAAACGTTCGCTAGACACAAAGCATTAGAAGCAGCTATTTTAAAGAGTGCAGATCTTCTTGAAAAAGGCGAATATGGACCAGTCGAGGACTTGGTTAAGAAAGCTGTGCAAATTGGTCTACAAAAAGACCTAGGTACAGACTACTGGAATAACCCCAAAGGGCGACTCGAAGCAATCAAAGATAAAAACGGTCAAGTCAGCACAGGCTGGCCTGCTCTCGACAAAAAATTGTTTGGCGGATTTAACAGAGGAGAACTCAACATCTTCGCTGGCGGATCTGGTGCAGGTAAAAGTTTGTTCTTAGCAAACCTAGGAGTCAACTGGGCACTCAACGGTATGAATGTAATGTACTTGACGTTTGAGTTAAGCGAAAACTTGGTCAGTATGCGTGTTGACTCAATGGTAACAGGTATTACCACCCGCGACATCTTTAAGAGTATCGACGATGTTGAGATGCGTGTGAAGATGATAGGCAAGAAGGCCGGCGCATTCCAAGTTAAGTATATGCCGTCGGG